AGAGTGTTGTTACTCTGGCCAGGGTTTTGCGTCCCCGTACGCGCCGTTGGTGACTGGCTCACGTCATTATCATCGGATCCTGGAGGCTTACGATTCCCACTGTCTGGGCAACAGTTGATACTGCCCCGCCGGACTCCTTGTCTTAAAAATGGCTTTGCTGGGATTCCATTCTACACAGCGAGAATAAAGAAAGAAGTATTCGGAGAAACCGTATGATACCCGAAGAAAATCCAAAGTCGAACGGAAACATTAAACATTATTGAAGACAACAAAATGGAAATCTGCACCTATTATGTGCCCTGCGGGGATTGTAAGGTGTGCCTTGATACCCTTGAGCCGAACCATTTTCGGTCTGAAACTAACCGCCCTGTTGACGCTACTCTATATCAGCGCTTGCGCTTTGCAAGTGACCTACTGGTGTGTATCGATTACGACACACTTGAGGTCCCACCTTCGTGTGGTACTAGGCTGAGAGATGTGAGGGGTGGGGAAGTAAGTTTGCCCGGAGTCGCTGCTCCGTCCTCGTGTAGTGCGATTAAGTTCTGCGCAACGGGGGCGGTTTGGGGCCGTGTGGGAGTTAATGGTAAGGTGAAAGAATTCCGATACGTCAAGGAATCAAAACGCAAAAGACGACTCTTTATGAGAGCCATTCGCTCTGCTCGTGAAGGAAATGAGGACGTTGAACCGGCAGCAGGAGGGTCAACTTCGGGTTCGGGGAACAGTTATTCCAACATGTTCCAGCCCTTAGCTGACCTGTCCTCTTGCACCAGGTCGAAGAAGTTGAGATCTCAGGCTTTACGTCTGGCGTCTCATCTTTCTTCTGAACTTGGTATTCCTGCCGATACAAGTCTTTTACGCGACGAAATTCAGTGTGGAGAGTTAAGAAAGGCAGTACGGGAAATGATGCCGGAAAAACTCAATGAAATACAGGAATTAAGTGTGAAGACATGTATGAAAGTTGAACGTTCTGTATGTAAGTACTGTGAACCAAGGTTTGCTGAGAAGGTTAAGGAATGGCGTGATTTCCTTTCTCAGCCGGTTAAGGTCGACGATGGTCACCTGGAGACTTTCCGCAGGTCTTTCAGGTCTAATATTCCCCGCAAGTGGAACACCAGACCCGGTCCTTTTATTCCGAATGGCAGTGCTTCTCTTTTCCACTCAGTCAAGTCCGGCGGTAATTGGAATGAGGAACCGTTTTCCGACAGGTGTCGTGCGGCCTTGGTATTTTCGAAGGGAAAGCCGAGGATCGTCACTTGTTATTCCTCCCGTAACACCGAGGTTTTGACTCCTCTTCACTCTTCTCTCTATAGTTTTCTTGGTGACATGGGTTGGCTTCTCGTTGGAGATCCGACCGAGGAACATGTCCAATCATTGAATGGTAGTGGTCCTTTTAACAGTTTTGATTATACTGCTGCCACCGATTCGATTAAGAAGGCCTACGTACAGGCTGCCATAGAAGAGCTTATAGATGCAGCGGTGGACCTGAATGACGAGCAGATTCAGTGCCTCCGCGTCCTTGGTGATCTTCGTCTCTTTGACCCTGAGATTGAGATCTCTGGTTCTGACTACCCGGAGGGGTATCAGGATTTCAACCGGGGACAGCCTATGGGAAGTGTGATGAGTTTTCCTTTGCTTTGTCTCATCAATAAGACATGTGTTGACATGGCTCTGACTGATCTTTTACTTGCCAATAAGATCAGTTTCTCAGAGTGGTCTGCACATCGTTGTAAGATAAATGGAGACGACCTTCTGGTTCGCGAGCCTAAGGAGAGGTCCGACCTTCGTTCGCTGATCATTCTCCACGGTGGTGAGATTGGTCTTACTGTGAATGAGGAAAAAAGCATGGTATCTTCGGAACTTGCTGAGATAAATTCGACCCTCTTTTCTTCTCGTGGTCTTGTCAAAGAGAAAAAGACCAATGCCTCTGCGATTTACATGAAACCCGATACGCGAGATGTACTTGGCTTGGCTTACGAGTCATCCAGGACCGTTTCGGGATTCAGGACCGTGGTGAGAGCAAACGCGCGGTTACTTTCTCTCCAGGAGGAAAAGCATTTGGAGAAACTTCCCTATCCTTTCGTAGCGGCATGCCGCAAGGACCGGAAGATAAGGAAGGCTTTACTCTCTGTTCCCAAGGATCCCAGGCCTCCGGTCGACAATATCTTTCCTGTGGTACCGATGCCTCCGGGTTATTGTGTTTCACGGGAAAGGGAGATTGAGGTCCTTAACAGTGAAGTAAGGCGATTAAGGTCGCAGGGAGTTGCACTCAACATAAGAAAAGCTGAACAAAAAAGAAAGAAAAAGAATGTGTTGACTGCCGTACCCGGCCGTAAGTCCTGGAGGTCTTTGCTTCTTCCTCGGCCAAAGAAGGATCCGACTGTTCTGTCGGTTCTTGACAAGGAATATTGGCTGTCTGTGAAGGAGCTAGGTCTCCTCGATGAGGATGTGACTGATCCTCTTGTCGATGATTGGTTCTCGTTTCATGACGAGAGCCTTTTTGAAAACAAGATCGAGATGTTGCTATCCGCAATGAAGTCCTGCGGGATTAGCTCGAAATTGCGTAAGTCGAAGGCTGAG